AGCTTCTTTAGCTCCTGATTCGCCCGCGCCACGCCCTTGACCACGCCGGACGGGTCCACCTCGGCGCGGATGACTGCCTTCATCTCCTTAGCCACCGGACACCTCCTCGGCGAACTCCTCGATGCCGCGACGGGTCCAGGGGAAGAGCTGCTGCGGTCGCTGCCCGGTCATGGCGCACGCGATGACGCCGAGCAGGAACTCGCAGCGTTCCGCCGTGGTCATCTCCGTCCGTGCGATGCCGAGCGGCATGGTCATCCGTTGCTCCGGGCTTGAGATTCGCCACAGCCGCCGCTCGGCGGCTCCGTAGGGCGCGGACCGTTCACCGCCTCGAGCAGGGCCGCGGCGATGTCGCCGCGGATGGACGCCAGCTGATCGTTCCGGTCCACGAACCGGCTGCCGTCGGGCATGGTGATGTTGTCACCCCACCAGAACTGGTCGGTCCGGCTGCGCTGGTAGTCGCCGAGCGTCGGCTCGCGCACCACCACGTCGCCGACGCCGTCGATCGTGACGGTGCGGCTTCGGGCGGCGATCTTGGACAGGTCGAACGGCATCAGGCTTCCTCGACCGAGACGTTCCACATACCGGCCTGGGTGCCGTCATCCGAGCGGCTCGCGCTGACGATGTGGCCCGTGATGGCGTAGGCGATCGAGCCCTGGTCGGTGAACGTCACCACCACGGATCGGTTCACGGCGTCGGCCAGCGTGGTCGGGTACAGGTGCGTCCGGAGCGCGTTGTCGGTGCTGCCGTCCTGCGCCATCATGTCGAACGTGACGGTGCGACGGACGCGACCGGGCGCACGCTTCTCGCGGAAATCCGAGAGCTGCGTCACGTCGATGCTGCTGCGCTCGAACTGCACGGACACGTTCTTGATCGGGAACGTGGTCGCGCCGGCTGCGTTGAAATTGAGCGTGACGGAACCGCCGTAGCCTGAAATGAGTGCCATTTATGTCTCCGATGCGAGGATGGTCATGGTGATGGTCGCGATTCGCTCCGCGTCCTGCTGGCCGTCATCCGGCGTCTCCGCGGAGAACGCGACCGACAGCTCGGACATCATCAGCTTGCAGTCGTTGCCGGCGTCCACGATTGTCGCGCTCTGCCATAGAGCGACTACCGCATCGGCCATCTGCGTGACCACCTCGACCGTGTCGGCGATGCACGCGACCTCGACCGAGATGATCCAATGGTTGGTATCGGCGACCGTGCCGCGCATCTGCGCGTCGAGGTTCGCCGCGGTGAGCTCGTACACCATGCACGGCGTCGGCGTTCCGGCATTCCGCATCCCGACGGACACGGTGTAGCCCGTGGTGCCGAGCGCGTCGTAGACGGCCTTGGAGATGCTCTCAAGCGGCACGGCGAAGCCCTCCCATCACGAGCGACGCCTGGCGCAGGATGGCCTCGGCGATGGCATTGCCCATAGCCGTTGCGTTGGACCGCGCCCACCTCATGCTGATAAAGGAGCCGGGAATGCGGCGCTTCGCGCCCTTGTGCCGGAAGCCTGATTCAAGCAGATGCCAGATGCGCTGCCGCCCCTTGCCTCGCTTGGCGCGGTAATCGACGCCGATGCTGAAGATCAGCGCCCCGTAGCCCTTCTGCGCCCGCTTCGGGCCGTCCAGCCGGGTCGAGGCGGCGATCGCTCGCCGGTGCAGCCCCTTGCCCTGGTATCGGGCACCGCGCCATGCCGTTCGGAGCTTGCCGATGTACGGCTTGGTTCCTTCGCGGATCGCCTTCTTGCGGACGCGCTCGTTGAGCTTTTGCGGAAGCTGCGAGAGCGTGCGGCGCACCTCGGCGCTGTCTACCGAGATCCGCACGATGTTGGTCGCGCCGCGTCCTGCGCTCGGGCCGAAGAGGCTCATTCGGTCACCTCCACGGCCTCAATCTCGAGGCGCCGGCGGCGCTGGTCCATGTCCCAGCACGCTCGGCAGTTGAACGTCCGGACGGTGCCGTTGTCGTTCCAGAGCAGCCGGCTGCGCGAGGTCAAAGACGGGAGCCAGCTCGCAATGATCCGCCACTCGGTGCGAACCGCCGGGCCGCCGTCATCCATGACCTCGGTCGTGTTGGACGCCTCGACGTGCGCCCACACGGTGCCGATCGTCACCCAAGCCTCGACCGCCTGGCCGAACGCATCGACCGTGCGGACGGGGTTCTGCACCGTCAGCGACAGGCGCAGCATCCCGCTCGGGACGGGAGCGGCCATCAGCCAATCCCCTTCCCCATCATGGCGCTGATCCGGTCCCAGTAGTCGCCGGGCAGCGTCACCGTGTCATCTCCGCGGCTCTGGACGTGCTGCGCCACGCGCTGGAGCAGCATCATCTCGAGCAGCGGATTCAGCGTGTTGGAGCCCGCCGTCACGGTCAGGACGAGCGGGTACGTCAGGTCATCCTCGTCGAGGCTGGCGTACTGGATGCCGTTGATCGTGACGAGCGTCAGGCTGATCGTCGCCGCGTTGTCATCGACACAAGTGCACGCCGTAGCCGGCTGGCGCTCGAGCCGGACGAGCTTCTCGGTGTTCGCCGGCTCGAGGCCGACGTACTGGGTGCGGGTCACGGGATCGACGCACCAGCCGGTGCGCTCCTCGAGCTCCCGCTTCGCGGCCTCCCAGGCGATAGAAATGGCCGGATCGTCCTCGTTGTGAGGGATCCGCGCCCATGCCCGAAACTTGGGAAGGTCTAGCGCCATCTTTCCTCCGCAGCGGGCGGGGGGGGACGAATCCCCCCCGCGCCCGCCTATGCGAGAGTCCTATCAGGCGTTGGTCACCTGGAGCTG